AATGTCAAAATGTCGCTGTTTTTGGTCTGAGATTGACGACTGGTCAATATTTGAGTCTCTAAATCCAAAATTTCCCGCTGGGTTTTGTCATATTCTCTCATCAAATTTCCATACTCTGTGTTGGATTGTTGGATGGAATCTGACGCTATTTGAATCATTTTGTCTTTTGTCTGTTGTGCCCGCCTATCCACATAAGTAATTTTATCTCCGTCCCGATCTTTTCCTTCCATCACCGTGCTGCTTTTGACCGCCTCATTCAAACGTTGTTCCTGTTCTTTTTTACTATCGTTCAGTTTTTTTAACCGATCATCATATTGAACCAGCATTTCCTGCTTCTTTTTTTTGATGCTTTCCAGATTTTGTATTTTCCCCTCATCAATGCTGTATTCGGCTTTGCTGATGGTGTAAGCAGAACTTAGAAATCCATATATCCCCAGACTGGTTATGAGTGAAAGAGCTACCACCCCGGAAAAAAGATATGTTTTTAAAAATTTGTTTAACCTATGCCATAGATCATGAAGACCTATGGTAGCTGTAAATTTCGCCGCTTCCAGTCCTAAACCCAGAATAATGATGGGAACAAACTGGCTTTTGAAAAGATGCGCCATTCCGTATACGGAAAAAAACGCGGCACTGCCTGCCAGAACAAAAATGCTTCCCAGCAGGGAAGATTTGTACCAATCGATCTTCACGAAAGAAATGTAATATCACCTGCTGTAGGTGCCGCCCCACCTGATGTTACCCGTGCACCTTGGGCATTGATTGGTAGAACACCAAGCGGCACTGTTCCAAAGCTGACCCACTGACCGCCCACATAAAAATCATAGGCTTTGCTGACCCCAACAAAAACACTGGCGGCAGCGCTGGCCGGATCCACGACTGTATTTACAGTTATTGAAACTGCTTTGGTAAATCCTGCGGGCGTGGTTATTACAGCATATCTGTTGTAAACAAACGGTTGAATGTCGTTATAAGCAGGATTGGCACAAACAGCTGGATTCAACGTTGAATCCAAATACAACGGCTTAAAAGTTGTTACCGGAGGAAAAACACTGCTGTTCGCAAGTTCCTTGAACTTGCCTTCTTCAAATGTTTGATAAAAACGTACGGTTTCAGATTGTAAAGTTGCCATGCAATTATTTATCAAAAATGATTATTAATTAACAAAACCATTTTTTAAATTATATGCCGTGTTGCCGTCTTGATCTGTAATTTCTAAAATTTCCTCTGTATGGCTGTTAATTTTTTCAAAAATATTTTTATGGGCATCCTGCGGATCCAATGCCAAAACATCTTGTGTGCAAATTTCCTTTTTTTCGTTATTGATGATCTTAACAGTGTATTTTTGGTTCATACACCCTATTTACAAAGCTTTTTTGTTTTTAAACCTGATCTGGACGCTTTATGCCCAAGGTAAAATTCTCGCATCCCAAACAATCCTCTATATTTAATATCCGGAATCTGCCGTCGTTCAGCTGAATCAAGAACATGGTGCTGTGATCAATGCCATAATCTATAAGAGCAATTGCCCTGCCTTCTCCATGCTGTTTGGCTTGAACCCATATGGGAGGATCCAACTGAAGCATGCGCTGGTTCATTAAAAATATCCCAGCAACATCACTTCAGATTTTTTATTTAATATATTTTCTTCGGTCAAAACAAAATTGCTATAAGCTATTTTTTCTAAAATATTTTTATTTTGTAAATTAATTGTTTTACCAACATTTGTTTTAGTTCTAACTTCCAATATCAAACAAGGCGAAAATCCATTAAAGAACAGCATGGGACTTTTCCACTCATACAAATAATGATTTTCATACATTCGTTTCATGGTCAATACAGGATTTTTTTCTGAAAAAAGCTTTAAATATGCATCAAGACTGGTACTATTGCTGTTTGATGAACGATTTTGACAATAAATGTGTGAAATGTTTTTGTAATCTTGTGCAGGCTTCATCTTTACTATTTACCAATATAAATATTATATAAAATGTCTTTGAGCATTTGTTTCACCGGCCGATTCGTTCGTCTTTGTGATGAATTGGGAATACCTGTAATTTTTTTAAAATACAAAATAGCCAAATCCCTGAATCGTTTCAAAAAATCATTTAAAACCAAAAGAATATATTTTGATACCCACGGTAACGCCGAATCCAGTATGTATTATAGTGGAAGCAGGCTGATCATGTTGCTGACCTATTCGGTGCAGGATCTGCCCAGATATGTTAAACAAAAAAATTTTTTTCGGGATTTATTTCATGAACTAAGACATTTTCAACAAGACAAGATTTTTAAATGGGACATGGACGAATACAGTATGAAAGATCTTAATGAAGCAAATGCATCCTATTTCAACAGCAAAATAGAAAAAGACGCAAGACGATATGAAAAACACGGATTGCGTGTTTATAACAGTTTTAAAAAGCTTTTCGGTTGATCAAATACAAAACACCAGGAACACAAAGAAAAAGTTTTCCCAAATCAAAAATAAAAATTCCTATCAAAAGCGAAAACCAAAAAGAAAGACAAATATGGCAACTGCTGAGTTTTACCAAAAACGGGCATTTTAGGGCCAAATAATCTTGCAATGGAATTCTTGTAAAAAATCTTAGGTCCTCTTGGATGGGGCTTTTAAACCATATGACAAGCAAAGTTTCAACAATTAGAGTGCAATAAATTAAAGATTCAATTTGCATTTCGAACAACCAGATTCTTTTTTATGTTTTGAATGGTTTGTGTCCGCAAATTGTTATGCTTGCAGGGATAGCATCCGGGCTGGCGTTTTAAATTTGCATTGCTTTGCGCATATTGATTGCGCAAAGATTGACAATTTTTAATTTCAGACGGGCATGGCTGATCCATCTGAAAAAATCTGTTTACAATATTGTATTCTTCAACAATATCCATAAAATTAATTACACAAAGTATGGAATTTTCAAACTACTATTGTTTATTGTCAGGGTAACGAATCCGTGGGCTTTTACCGGTATATCTGCAGTTCCGCTTGTGGCACTTAAGGATGTTGAAAAATTATAAAGAGTTGCGGTTGTATAAATTATGGGGGATAAGACTGATATTGCTCCGGAAAGAGAAGAAACGCCCACGCTATATGTGCTGTCTATTAGATCATTAAAATCTGTTGAAGACGGATAATCACCAGGTTCAAAACGGCTTTTTAAATAATCTAGGGATTGTGTGGACATAATATTATTTATGCGGCGGGCGTTTCGGGACCAGCTGCTTCAGGGGCTTCGGGCGCGGCAGGAACTTCACCTCCAGCTTCAGGTGTTTCTCCGGCAGCAGGGGTTTCAGCCCCGCCAGACGGAGCGGGAGATCCGGGGGATGGGCCAAATTCGGGAGGCGTTTCCTCCCCTCCCGCACCACCAGGTGCTTTGGCCCGAGGACCGCCTTCGAATTGTTTGCGCCAATCCGGACCCGCCCCGGAAATCTGATCTAATTCCCACTTGAGTTCAGCATCTTTTCGCAGAAATTCACGATTGGCAAGAACCATACGATCTGTCCAGCCCAAAATCTTCTTTTGCATGTAAATTTTGCTGATGCTTTCGTTTGCGGTAATGTCATTGAATCCTTTGGTGCGCATCTCCATTTTTTGAAGTTCGCGCATTTCGTAAAAATTAGTTGGAACATTAAAAACAAGATCAAAATAATTTTCTTTTAGGGAATATTCACTCCACATTTTTTTCAATTTTAGGTTTGTTATAAATCCGTTTTTAAGTCCTTCGGCAAATCTTTGTTGCTGACGAATAATAAATTTGGAAAACTTGAGTTCCTCACGCAGAATTTCTGTTCCATCCTTGTATGTGTCTTCGGGATTGAGCCGGGAAGCAGGGACCTTTAGACTGCGATAAAGTTTCTTGAGAAAATACAAAAGATCGTTCAGTTCTCCAAGATTTTGTCCGCCTTGCAGCTGTTCAACCGTGGTTCCATCCTGACCTGTTCTTTTGGCAAACCAAAAACTGTCCAGCATGCTTTGTGGATTGAATTTTTGAACGGTGGAATCTTGACCCGAATCAAAAGTTTTTCTGCTCCAATACTGGCTCATGAGCCGCCTCATATATCCTTCGGCTTTGGCCGGACTCATATTGCCCACGTCCACTTTGAAAACCAAGCGTTCTGGAGCACGCACCAACCGGTAAATCACAATGCTGTCTTCAATCAATGAAAGCTGACGATAGGCTCGACGAGCGTTTTCGAGGAACGGAAGACGAACTGTTTTATTCTCATTCCATATTCCACTATTGATATACGTGACCTGATTTTTGTCCATGGGGACAATTTGATAATCCACCACCCGGGTAGGATTGGTTTTGTCAAAAATTGGTTTGCGAAGAACATACCCCTTTACAAGAAGATTTTGCACATTACCAAAAACAGGATCAATCAGTTCAGGTGGAATGCTGACCACACCCAAAATACCCTCCTCGGGATAATCCTTGTGTATCACATGCTCAAAATATATTTCCGAATCCACAAGCAAATGACGAAAATATTCCCATCCTCGATTATCTAATTCAAAAAGATTTATATACCGATTAAATTCTTTTTGCAGTTCATCTTTTTGTATTTCTGACAAATCAGTGTCATGAAATCTGATCTTAACAATTCGACCCTCGTCATCCACATTCACAACTTCATCGCATATTTCATCCAACGCATCGGCAACCTCGGCAAATGCGGCCATAGTGCGATAATCACGAATTCTTGCTGCTTTGTCTGCCTGTATGTTGGCATAAAGAAAATTTGTGATTCTGGTATCACTGGCGATAGCCCCCAGACTTGTTTCATTGATTCCGGTGCTGCTGCTGACACTGTGTTTTGCTATGGCTTCGGTTCTGCGACTTCCAGTGTCCTGAAACAAACTATATTTGGGATTCAGCTGGGAAAGAACATCTATGACCGAATAGCTGTTGTATGGAAGACGTTCGCTTATAAACTTTTGCAACGTCTTTCCAAATGTGCTGGTTCCTCTGTCGTTTGTGGAGGAATAATCCGGTTGTGCCATATGCTTATTTACAAATTATTGCGCTTTAATCAACCTGATGTGATTTTTACAAATGTAAAACGATTTGAATTTGATGCTTTGGAATATCCTGCCGGATTTGTAAAAATAAAATCCACATTGCAAGCACTTAGATTTATTATTGGAAAATTTATTTGTAAAATATTATTATTTATTACAGTATATTCGTCAATTGGAATTGCTGTAAAAGGATGAAATTTGCTGCTTATGCTTTTTATATTTGAATAAAAATCAAAAGAGGATGCCAGCGATGAGGTTGTGCTGGCCGACAAAAAACAACCTTGAACTTTATACAAATAATTATTTCCTTGAAATCTTATGGTAAGACCGCTAAAACCCGGATTTATGGTGACTGTGGGCTCCACATCGGCCCGGGGAATATAACTATTGCCTTCAAGTTTGATGTAATTGCTGCCCATATCAATCCTCCACACGTATCTCCACAGGACCAACAAACTGGGGTTGTGCGCTTATGTTTATCGTGTCTGTGTTTTGGAATGCGCTATTAGGAGACGTGGCTGTATAAGATTGCGATTCCAACTCGGCATAAGTGGAATATTCCAGATTGACCTGCGGGCCCGCTGCATTGAGGTCGGTATTAATATAAAATATATTTTGCACGGGCGGAATTTCAGCCGGAAATATCCATCCTTTTATGGTGAAATTGGTGTCTGCAACAATAAGCGATTTTGAATTGGGATCCTGTTCTACCGGATACTGTAGGTTAACATTTCCACTCCAAAGCACTTCGCTTCTTATTTCTTGAGGAACTGCCAAATTGTATGCAGTGGGTATTTGCCATGAAATGATGATGTAAGGATTGTTAAACGGAATAAAATTGCTTAAAATCTGGTCCATATCAGTTTGATATCTTGTCAAAACGGACATGTTGATTCCGATATCAACCGGTGTAGGCGATCTAAAATAACTGGTTTGCGATGTTGATTCATTAATATTTGTTGCCCGATTCACATAAAAACCTGCTATTTTGTTAAAAACCCGATTTTCATCCCTATTCAATCCTGTTATGGTTATGGCTACCGCAGGAAGCGTTAAATTTTGCCCGGGAGTTATGATATCAAAAAGAACCCGTTGTTTGGGTGCATACAGATAACGCACTTTGATTTGACTATCCGCAGCGCGATTTTTATTATATCTTTTTATAACTGTGCCGTCAAAAGCATCTATAAAAGATGCTATAAGGTCTTTTATTTCAAAATGATACGACTGTTGGAGCATAACTTTATCTTAAAGTATTTACCTTAAGATAAAGCACTTAGAACCACGTTTGTGTTATAAAACTTTTTCTTTCTGGGAATGGGCATCATTTTTAAACTGGACGAAATGTCATGTATTCCCTTGGACAAATGTGACAGATGATAATCAAATTCTATGTGATGCTTACGGAATCTGCAATCAAACGGAAAAGGTATTTCAAATATTTTTCTTTCTTTTCTGTCGCAGCTTATTGTGAAGTTCAGATAAAAGTCTTTTACAAAAAACAACAAAAGAATCCCTTCCTTGTATTGTTTATTTTCATTAATAAAAATCACTTTTTTTTGAAGGTAATTCAAAATATGTTTTTCTATGTCTTCGGGAAGTTTCAACTGTCCATATACCTCATTTTTTCCCGAGGCGAAAGAATTGCAAGCTTTTTGTCGAAGAAATCCTGAAATTTGTCTGAAGGAATGATCTGAATCAATTCGCAATCGTCCATACTGATGTTTCGGTAATCCTGCATAATAATATCCCACACATTTAAAACATTTTTTGCGTTCCGATTGAAATATGGAACAGGTCTTGTGGAAGCCACTGGTCGGAACCCCAGCGTGATTCTTCCCATGGGGCCATTTAAAAACTTTTTATCATTGCTGCACACCATTCTTCGGTCGGCCGGATGACCTGCCTTGGGTCTGCGTCTCACAAATCTTACTTCAACGACGTTTGTTTCTAAGATTGTTTTTAGGGCTTGCAGGCTTATTTTCATTTTTTTGGGGTCGGCAAACGCCAAATATTCTTTGTTCGTTTATAAAAATTCCGTTTTTTACATTCCCATGACCAGTTACCGTGATCTTTGTTATTTGCACGCCCATATTGTTGGGAAACATGATAATGTCTCCCTTTTTAACCAGTTTGCAACTGGGACCGGACAAAATCACCTGGGCCAAGCGCCAAGCATTTGTCATGGCATTTGTTTTTACAATAATTCCGTTGCGGACAATTTCATCCTTATCCGAAGTGGTATCAACAAATTCCGCAAGAATTATATCGTCCAGAATTTTGTCCAGATCGTATCCCATGAATACGCTGTCGAAACTGTTTCCGGAAAATCCACCAAGATCAATTAAACTTTTGCTTGTTGGTATGGCGTCTGTATTCACGCATATAATTATGCTTCTTTATAAATTTTCAAGAAACTTTTTAAATCTTCTTGACCGGTGGTATTGCGAACAAGTTCCGCATCCCGTGTTCCGATTTGCATTATTTTACAAATAACTGGGGTTGGATTCTCCGATTCATCTTTTATTTTTTTAATATAAAATATTTTTCTATAACTTTTTTTGGGTATAAATGTTACCAACAATTTTGACAACAAATTAAAATCCTCATAAATATGAGATCGATTTAAATTTGCATTTATGACCAAACAATTTTGTTTGTCATAAAAACTAGCCCATCGATTCAAAACAAAACTGCTGATTTGATCAGAACAACACTCCTTGTTTGCAAGACTTTTATCTTTGAGAAAAAGAAGATTGTTGATGTACTGAACGAAATTCAACATGCTGATGATCTTAGAAAAACAGCATCTGTCAATTTGTAAAACATGGGTACCAATGTTTCACAGAATTTATCTAGCGACTCTTGTTCCAAATTCATCTCATAAACATAAGCAGGTGACTTGTCTCCGGCCACATTGCATATGGCAATGTGCCCCAATCCACATGAATTGACTATCCGATACTTGGATATGTTTAAAATTCCTTGTGTTTGAATTAACCCACGCCGTTTAAATTCTTTGTTAACAATCAAATTGTCCATGTTTACTGAAATTGGAATTTTTAAAAATTCCAAAGAAAGTATATTGGCAATTGAGCTTGCAAGAAAATGTGAAAATAAGGCACCGGATATGGCATCCTGAATCATGGGGTTTTCGTACACCACATGAACAGCTTCCTGCATATAATCAATTGCAAATTGAGAAAAATCATATCCTTTTCCAGAATCCAATTCACCCTTAAAAACAATAACATTGCCACTAGGTAACGCTTTTTCTTTGAAATAAGTGTGGGCAAACCTTTTGTTTATAATTTCCAAATTGTATTTTTGATTAGGCAGTATCATATATTTTCATATTTTATTTTTATCATATACCAAATATTATAATATCTAAAAAATAAAATTCAATTTTTTATTTTGCAATATTAAAATCATATATCTGCTCCTCTTTTTTTTACTTCTTCTTCTCCTGTATTATTTTCTATCATATTATATTTTTCTTTAAGTTTTTTCCTAATTTCTAATAATTCAAATCCTGCAATTCCTTTGGGCAGCGTCAATTTTCCTCCTTTAAATTTTCCATAAATTTTTGTTAGATCATTATCAATGGGTGAAAAATATACCTTTCTATATTTTTTATAATATCCTGTTTTTTCTAATATTTTTTCCAAAGGATATTTAAACCACCAATTAGGAATTTCCATATTTTATATTACCTTAACTTTTTTTAATGCAACAAAAATTATGTTTTTGTAAAAATATAATAAATACATATACATATGACAACACGCTTAATTATTTCCAAATATCATGAGGACGTCTCATGGACGAGCAGCATAAAACATGAAATTACAATATATGATAAATCAGACAATCCTATAAAAAATTCCATACCTCTTCCTAATATTGGAAAAGAATCAAACACATTTCTTTATCATATTTCTAATAATTATGAAAATTTAGATGATGTAAATATTTTTTTACAAGGAGATCCGACTCCCCACATATGCGGTTCCTTTGGAAGTCTTCAACAATTTCTAAATGAATTGGAAACAAGAAACTATAACGATAAACCATTGTGGATAGGTCCCTTCACTCGTTGGGGATCTCCAAGCCTCTACGATCCGTGGTTTGATCGAGCAAGAAGCAAAAATATTTTTTTAAATTTTCCTGAAAATAAAGATATCGCTTTTTCTTTTGGAGCACAATATATGGTCACAAAAAATGCTTTACAAAGTAGACCAAAAAAATTCTGGGAAAAAATATATGAACAATCTAAAACCAACTTAAAACCTGATGATAATTTAAATAAAATAGATCCTTGGACTTTTGAGATATTGTGGCCGTTAATATATGACCCAATTCATAAAATCAATCCAGAATTTTAAGAATATAATTCTTTTGAAAATTCCTGCATATGTCTCAGCTGATCAGTAAGATCAGGAATATTAAACAAAGAATTTTCTTTATGAATGGTTTGCAAGGTTCGGTCACATCTTGTTCCAGATTCAGCTTCTTTCAGATTAACCTTTATTTTGTAAGTATTAGTTATTAATTTAACCAGTTCATATTTGTTCAAAGATCTGGGTGAAAGCGCATGGCGTGTGCCTTTCCACCATATGTTCTTTTCAATCATGGTTTCAATTATTTTTGCATATGTAAGGCATGTAACCCCATTCCAAAGATGATCCGTAAATCCTTTTGCGTCTTTATTGTCCAAAGTTTTGCACCATTCCACAAGACTTCTTTTGTTAACGGTTTCTTCACCTATAATGCTAACACGCAAATTTGTAGCTGTAGGGGGTTCCCCCAAATATTTAGTCAATCCATAAATATCCGAAACATCCATTTCATTATTTTCAGTATATGCTCCGGTTTTTCCAGAATAAATACAATCAGTGGTTGGATGCAAAAGCTTGTATCCCCGTTCATTTGAATCCTCGGCCAATATTCTCGGAACCATAGAATTGACCTTTATGGCATTTATAGGTCCCAATTCATCACACCGGGGTTTGATTGTTCCCACACAATTGATTACCAAATCATTTAACCCAAGATTGTAGATTTTTCTAAAATTATTCTTAAGATTATCTGTGTCTGAAACATCCAATTCGGATCGTGTTACGCCATGAACGATAAAATTTATTTTAAAATATGAAAAAATATATTTTCCCAGCATTCCGTTTTTTCCGAGAACAATTATTTTCATCGATAATCTTCCTTCCAGATATTAACTTTATCATAATCAAATCGAATGTCATCCCCCAAAGATTCATGTAAAGTGCTGGTACTAAAAAACTGAATAATGGTTCCGAGTTCAAGTGTCTTGAAACCATTTGCATATCCAGAAGGTATGTAAACAATTTTTGGGTTATTTGAAGAAAGAACACATTTAAAAACGTTTTGTGCTTCTTTCCCCTTTTCAATTTCGGAAAGAGACACTGCGCCTATCAATGCAGTTCCTTTTGCTACATAAACATATTTTGCTTCTTTCTTATGACCGTGCCATGCCCGTATAAAACCCGAACTATGGTTTTGAACCTGATAAAATCTTTTCACATCTTTAAAATCAAAATCATTCACAAAACGAACGGTTCCCCGATCATCTGTGGCTACTCCACCCACTATGGTTTTAATTTCAACTTTTTCCATACAGTTTTTTAATATAATTTCCGTTGTGGTAAACATCATCTTGTATTTTTTTTATTCGTTTTTCACTGAAAACATTATACATTTCCCGGATTCCTCCGACTAAATTATGATGGGGTCGCCACCCTGTTTGCATAATTTTATTATTTTTAACTTTGTAATTTCTTCTGTCTTCAAAAGGAATATCACTATACTCAACTTTAGCAGATGGAATTTCTTGAACAATTGTTTCGGCCATATCTTTCATTGTGCAATTTTTTTCAGAAAGATTGTATATTCCAGAAAGATTATTTTCGATTCCGAACATGGTGGCAGTGGATACATCTTTGACATGTAAAAGAGGACGCCATTGTTCGCCTCCAAATACACGTAGGGTTTCACCTAACGTGGCTTTTAAAGTCAGAACATTAACTACCAAATCTAATCTTAACCTGCTGTGGGTATCTCCCAAACCATACAACGTACCTAATCTAAAAATAAGGCTGTCTGGTCTTACCAAATAAAGATATTGTTCTGCTTCAAGTTTTGTTTCGGCATAAACTGAAAGAGGATTTGGTGTTGCTGTTTCGTCTATTAAATCATCATTTTTTCCATATACTGAACAGGTGGACGTAAAAACTATTTTTCCATTGTAATTGTCAGCTATCCATTTAACAGGGGTAACATTAATATCGTAAGATAATTGCTTGTCCACGGCACAAGCGGGATCTCCTACCAATGCTGCAAGCAACACAACAACCTTGTAATTGTGTATTATTTTTTCTAATTCTTTTACATCTCGAATATCAATATTAAAAAAATCAACTTGTTTTAAAAATCTATCTTCGTAAATTAAATGATCCAAAACTGCAGTTTTTAGTCGGTTGTAATTTTTTATATATGGTGATTCGGCAATAAAATCGGTCAAATAACCACCAATATATCCAGCCCCTCCTATAATCAATATTTTATCCATATTATATTTATGTACCTTTGCTGAAAAAAATTTCAACTACAGTTTTTAGAAAACAATGATTCACTCTTGGTAAGATATTGGTTTCACCGATACTTAAAGCGGTAATAAACGATTTAAGAACATTATAAAACCCGGATAATACTTCAACTGTAAATTTCATGTGAAATGAATATTATTTGACCAACTCGTTTATCATGCTTGTCCATTTTTCCCGACACCGTTCAAGTGTGTATTCTTTTGAATAATATTTTCGAGGAGTGAACAAATGTCGATTGTTTACAACATATCTTATTGTTTCTGGAAACTTTTCGTCATCGGCTATCAATCCCCAAGTTTTATCATCTTTTCTATCCAAATAACAGCCCATAGGTCTTGCTACCATTGGTATATCACACGCCCCTATTTCTATTCCAGCAAAATGCCCTTCTTCATTTCCTGAAGTACAAATGCCACACACTGATGAATTGATTAAAAGTCTTACCGTGTTTGTATTAACTCTATTAAATATACGAACACGATTTCTACTTTGAGGGGGAATTACATTCAAAGTGGTGTTATCTTTCATTACCAAACAAAAATTAAAATCCGGCATTACTTCTATGAGATTTAAAACTCTATGAAAACCTTTTTTATGATACGAGGAATCTCCTATAAAAAGAATTGAATTAGGTAACACATCCGAATGTCTTCCAGGAATGGGTTTAAAAAAATTAAAATCAGATGATTGTTCAATAACCCGCACATTTTTAGGGTTGATTCTATCTTTATAAAAATTATATGTTTGTTTTGAAGCGAAAACCACACAAGTAGATGTGTTTATAACCTCTGTTTGCATGGGTTCGTTCATCATATCTTGAATTAAACAAAACGTAGGCACATCGATATTAAGTTTGCGGAAATAAGAACCGTTCCTGATAATATAATCAGGATAAGGTTTGATGGACTCTATTACATTTGCAAGTATTGAATAATCTGTATATCCATTGCATTTATCTTGAAGATTGGGAAACCAATCCAATAAATCATGCCAAAACGTTCTTGTGTTGGGTATACAGGTTAAACAATCGTTTACCAGCCACCCCGTTTTGAATTGCCCCCATTTAGATTTATCTATAATAGCACTCATGAAATATCCTTACTTTTATAAAATTTTAACCAATCTTCTGAACTTAAATCTAAACGCTTGGATACAATATCACTATTTCTTACAATTTGATGAAGAAGCTGACCGTTAATTTTAGAGTATATTTTTTCCATAATAAATAATTTGTTTTTATATATTATTCGCTCTTTTCTCCTTCTTGAACATGATACACAATTGAATTCATCGCTGTGACATGCTTCATTCCATATTTTTTTTCTAAAATGTCCTCGAAGAAATAAACATCTCCCGGTTTATATACAGGTCTGTCGTTTGGATAACCGGCGTATTTGACTCCGTCAATTTTAAATACATTTCCGGGCGGATACAATCCCGCTTCTATAAATCTTTGTTTTTCAAAAACACACGGCATAAAAAGACCCCAAGGCTTTATTTCGTCTTTGGATATTGTTTCCGCATATTTTTCAAATTCAGCACGATTAAAACTTTCTGGCGTCATTCCAAAGTTTTTTGGAATTCCATGCCGTTCTGTCGCCACATTAATTCGCCCACTTTCCACCAACCTGCTACAGGGAATATTGATTCCGTCATGATATTTTAATAGATTGTCCAGCCAATCTGGTGAAAATCCCATATCCGAATTGACAAAACAAATGTTGTCATATTTGCTACTGGTTGCGCCAAAATTCCAACACCGGTAAACCCGGTTAAGATAAAAATCATTTGGGGATTTATCCCTGTAAATTGTATGGGGTATTTGCATTTCCGTAAGCATAGTTTCTATTTCCGGAGTAGGATCATTTGCAACGATCCGATAACTTACATCCCAATCTTTAGATTTACACAAAACACTGTTCAACTGATTGTAAATAAAATTTAAATATTTTTTTGATTTAAAAATCAAACAAACCAACTCAATATTTTTTTTCATTTGTTTTTTACCTGAAAAATGTTCCATTCGAACGAAAAAGGATCTCCGAACCAATAAGGTCCGACGACCCTTGCCATTTTTTTATTGCTCATTTTAACTATTTCTTTATATGTTTTTGTCATATAAATTTAAACGTATTTAAGAATTTTATTTCTTAAGTTTTTCGGCGTATAGCTCGACCAAGGGTTTTTTTTCTTTTGGATTTACAATATTTTTTAATTCATACCAAGACGGTACTATGTTTTCCGGTAATTTTTCCACGGTGAGTGTTTCTTCATCTATCAAACGATCCAATTCCCACCCTTTTTGTCCCAATGACCGATAATTCAAATATTTTTCCACAATGCTGTCGTCATTGCTAAACCCCTTATGAATCACGCTAACATCTACCGGGCATCCTTTTACGGTTCCTTGAGGAACCTGACCGTGATGCAGTCCTTTCATGTCAGGAAACCAAAGTCTTTGAGGCTGACCCCACAATGGAAACCAATGCACATGCAAATTATGATATCCCTGATCAATTCGATACCACACATCAGATCTCCACAAATTATAATGACCAAAGCAAGGAAGATCTATGCCTTTGTCGTCTAATTTTTTGCACAAACGCCGCAGATTGTCATCAATCAAAAGTCTTCCATCCAGTATAAGATCTCCGTCTAGCCACAAAACCCAATTCACATCCGGGTGTTCTTTTAACAGAAGTCTGTAAAGTTCACCTTTACATATCAATTCTTCATTAAAACGATTGGTGGGACTGTATAAAACTGTGGTTTTATGTTTATATTTTTCATATATCTCACGACTATTGTCCGTGCTGGCTTGATCCCATATGTAAATGTGGTTACATGGCTCCATGCATCGGAACCAATTTTCCAAGTTTCCTCGGGACGCCTCGTTTCTTAGTTGACCGAATCCTATAATTTTCATATTAACAGATTTTTCCTCCTTGTATGCTATTTGTTCCCCAATCTTTTTCAAGTGTTTTTACAAAAATATGACTTTCATTTATTTCTTTTGTGATTGCACGGTTTTGTAAAAACTTATTTAGATTTGATCCGAAATATTCAATATCTTTTTGAGATATAAAACTGGAGTCATTGGCATATTTAAATTCTAAATTTTTAAAATTTTTTATGTATGAAACTGTGAAATACTTTTTATTCATCTCAGTTTCAAACCACGACTGTGAAAAAGCTTCTTCAACCTGAACTCTTTGCTTATTCTTTTTTATATATTCAATTAAATGCATTAAAACTTCACGTTTAAAAATAATCACAGGAAAATTTATAAAAAAATCATTTTTAAATTTTTCTTGTCGTAAAAAAATTTTTGTTTCAGGGGACAATTCTTTATAGGATTTGTCAGATTGAAGATATTCATTTAATTCATTTATGTTTCTTCCCTCTTCCATCCCAGAAAACATCAAAAGAATTGCCCCGATTTCACGACCGTCACTTTTTAATTTTTTTATTTGCTCGATCTCTTCGTTTGTGGGAATTCGATCCACGGATACATCGTCCTCACAATAGAGAATCCAATCAGAAACAAAATTTTTAGATCCTTCAACTAAATTTCCGAAAATTCCTTTTCTTTCATGAATTAAAACATTCCATCCATTTTCTTCAAAAGAAGAAAAATTTGTTTCAATATTTTCAATAAAATTATCTACTGTTAGATTTTTTACAGTAAAATCGTATTTGTCTAAAAATTCCGTGCATATTTTTAATTTTTCAAATCTATTTTTAAGATTTGTTCCTATTACAACACAATCCATATTTATATTTTTTTTAATATTTCTATGATTTTTTCCGATGTGGTTCCGTCTCCTAACCAATCTAAGTTTTTCTTTTCTTTAAACTCTTTAACAAATGTGTTTACATTGTCTATTTCATACTGACAGACCGGATCGTTTATTTTCAACATTATTGAACAATGATTCTGCACACTTTCAGGACGTTCAGTGTAGTCCCGGGGAACAACTACCGGGACATCCAATATTGCAGGTTCTTCTTGTGCTGTTCCTGAATCGCTTATAATAAAAATAGATCGATTACACAGTGTTAGATAATCATCAAAACTTTGAAGAGATATACAAGTGCAATTCTTTTTATATTCTTCATACAAACCATATTCTTCCAGTTTTTTCACTGTTCTCGGAAAGTTTAAAAACAAAAATGTGTAATTGTGATTGCTTTTAAAATATTTTATATAATCCAGCAAAATTTGCATTCTATTTTTATATAAAAAGTTTTCGGGTCTGTGAATATCAATCAGAATATGCTCATATGTTCTTGAAGGAAATTTCTTTTGTTTTACAACTTCTACGATGGTGTTTCCCACCACGTGAATGTTTTCGTAAGAAATATTTTCTTTCAACAATTTTTCTTTGTAATTTTTATGATAAACAAAAAGAATATCCGAAACGCTATCACACACAATTCTGTTAATTTCCTCCAACATGCGGCGATCTCCGGATCTCATACCCGCTTCAATATGAATCACTCGATATCCTTCTTTTTTAACAGCAACAGAAGACACTACCGAATTTGAATCTCCTAAAAAAATGACCCCGTCAACCTTTCCAACTGTTCTTAAAAGCTCTACAAGTTTAACAGAACTTTCTGCTGTTTGATGAAAATGCTCTTTTCCCTCTCCACCCACATGCAGATTATAATCGGGATTTCGTATTGAAAGATTTTTAAAAAAAACATCAGAAAGCAGCGAATCAAAATGTTGACCGGTATGTACCATAATATGGTTAAAATCCCGATCCAGTTTTTTAAAAATTTTTGACATGCGTATGAAATCCGGTCGGATTCCTGTAATTGTCACAAATGTTTTTTTCATTGGTTGTATGTTGTTACCGTACGCACCACCATCTTACTAAGACCTTTTTTATTTTCAACTCGGTATTCAGATATCTTGGTCGTATATTTTTCAAATAAAGTTCTGTTAAAGTCTTGAAACAATTGCGAAAGAATCGGGTGATGTTCTGTGTAATTGCCCAGTCCATGCCATTGATGCACCACAATCGGCACATTGCTATAAAACACGTTCATTCGTTTCTTTAGTATTCTCGCCACAAAATCATTGTCGTCATAAGCAACTGCAAATGAATAATTTTCATCAAAACCCCCCAAATCATCTAAATCTTTTTTCTTGATAGCAGTGGCAAAATGCATTTTGGTGTCGCGATAAACCGGATGATTGTACCATGCTGTTTCCTCACAATGCATTACTGCCCGGTTAACAGTCGGTGTTATAATCTGATTTATTTTTGCAAAATCAATTGGATCGTTGTTTTCATCGCGAACTTTTTCAGATAGTGGCTTATCCAAGTTATAACAGGAAAAAACAAGATAATCGTTATCGTTTACGGAGGATGCTTTTTGAATAACCTGTCCCATATGAAAACATTCCGGATTTTGAATTAAAACAATATCGCCTTTTGCATATGAGAATCCTATATTAAATGGAATACACGGATTGGTATAAAACTTGTTCTTTTTTTCCAGACGAACCAATGTAATCGGGAAATCATATTGCTTCAGCCGTTCTTCAAGTCTTTGATCTTCGGAACTGCAATCATCCACCACCACCAGTTCAAAATCCTTGTATTTGGACTTTAAAATGGTCCGCAATGTAAATTCAAACAAAGTCCAACGATTGTTATAGGCTGTTACTACGGATACCATTTTTCTTTATATTTTTAAGTGTTTCTATAACTTTTTCTTTGCTTGTGTCGGGCACACAATTTTGCCATGCCGGATTATAACCATGTTTGTTTCGAAATAAAGAGACACCTTTGATTATATTTTCCCGCCAATCTTTTCGGGGGCGAATAGAGCTGCTATGCTCGGAACACATTTGTTCGTCAATGTATTCCATACTGTTTGCAAGATCCGGCCAGTTCCAATATGGAGTCGTATATCCTGCTTTGGATATGCGATAACTGTGTTCCACATGCTCAAAAGCATTCAAAAAGTCTTCATCGAACAGTCCAACCTTTTCCAAAACTTCCCGTGTATAATAGCAAAAAGAGCCTACACATCCTTGAACAATTGCTATTTTAAGATTGTTCGGATATTCCACAACAAACCGAGGGCAGGCAGGACCTCCGGAA